GATGAGCAAGTAGTTGTTCACGAATAGCTTTAGGTAAATTATCTATTAAAGAACCAGAACGTTCTACATAATCGTGCTTACTTATAATTTCAAGTGGGTCCATATCAACACCATGAAAATTATTAAATATAAAATTATGTGCACCTTCATATTTTCCAGGGACATAATACATACGGCTTAAATCTTTTGTTTGAGGGTCACCAACATCTCCTAACTCTTTATTAAGAGCATACCAAAAATGTTTAATTGAATCTTTATGAACAGGTTTAGATAATGGGAAAACCATTCTAAACTTTGGTTTCTTTATAGTGGATGACGCTGTTGAATAGCATATATGATTCCATTTACCATAATGTTCAAGGATATCTTTTTCAATTGGATCAGAAAAATTATGGTCATCTATATCTACAGCACACCAATTAGCCCAGCCTAAAACATTCTCATTTGCTCTGGTTGTTTTGTCTTGATATATAGCTGGAGAAATAAGAGGTGCTGATCTTTTATCCTTACGAGTCTCTTGTGCTAAATCAAAAAACATTTTTTCAAAAGTTTTATAAGAACTAAAGTTTAAACGCTTATGCGTTTTATTATCATATATTGATTTAAATATTGTAAGTGAATAATTCAAGTTACTTTCTCTATGTTTCCTCTTTTCCAACCATCATATTCTTTTCTAAATTTAGTATGTTCATTAAGAGTAAGGTCGTGTACTCCTTTACCTTTATACCTTTGCAACCATAAGTCGTAAGTATGTGTTTTAGAAAATATCCAGTCATTCCAAGATTGTTTTTTACTCATTATATATCTCTATAGCATTAGGAGTCCATCTTGTATTTACTTTACCACTAATTTCAGTCCTAGCAACATTTGCTTTCATCATATTTTCTTTAAGTTTTGTTTGTTCAAAGGTTTCTACAGGGTATTTTGGTTCAAAACTTTTTGGTATAATACCATGATTACCTTCATGGCTTGGATTTACCCAACCTTCTGGTTTAATTAAATCTGGAAGTCCTAAAGGGTTTGGTCGTTCTTCTTTTACACCAACCTCTTTTGCCATATTAGCTTCAAATATTTCATCCCATGCAGTATGTGCATTAATACCCATTGCATCTAAAGTTCCAATAGCAACAACACAAATATCAATAAGACCATCAACAATCTCTTCTGCATCTTCGTCAATGAGTGCTTCTCGCGTTTCATCGTACTCCTCCTTAATAAATTTTAATCTAAATTTTAGATATTCTTGGAGTTCAAATGGTGTTGCTTTAGATATCCAATCACGTACACCGAATTTAGTTTGCATTCTATTAATATCATTTACCCAGTCTGCACTCATAATTATTCCTTTTGTTATATTATATCATATTTTATATTAAATGTAAATAGTTAGGTGAAAAAAGAATCTAAAGTTATTCTTTTCTCACTTTCCCATCCAACTGCAGTTAAGACAGGTTTTATTGCACTAATAAATGTTTTTTCGAATTGAAGATTATAATCTATATAGTCCTCAAGTTTAAATTGTTTTGGAAGAAAGTCAATAAATCCAATGACATTTTCCTTTATGGGATTTGGTTTAATCAAATACGTAAACTTAATCTTATCACCACCATGTATTTTTTCTACTTTATTACGAAGATTTTTATCATCAATTAAAGCATTATGTAAGAGTGCTCCTCGTACATGAATAGGTGTACCTTTTTTATATATTGTTTCTTTATCAATCCATTTACGAATATTCTGGACAGAGCGAGGGAATGATACTTCCTCGGCTGATGCTTGAGAGAATACTTTCTTAAAGTTTTTTATATCACCTTGAACTGTTATCTCATCTGTTTCAATAATTCTTCTAAACATATCTTTTAATGCTTGTCTACATATTGCGGGAGTACTTGATTTAATAGCTTCAATGCCCATAATTTTTAAATGAGGATTTGTATAACGTACGCCTTCATTATCATGCACGTTTAATATATATCTTTTCTTTGCTGTCCATATACCTCGGTCTGCGATTACTTCTCGTCCCATAACCATTTTGTTTTCTATACCACCAAGAGTATTATATAATTCATTAAAAGAATTTTTAAGAGCATCTTCCAATGCAGTGGAACATAATTTGTCTAAAAAGTTGACAGGGTTTGCTGGTTTAAAACGTTTAATAAATTCATTAAGACAAACATATACTGAGTCAGTATCAATAGCAACCACATAGTCTTTATCAGTTTCTAATGTCTTATTAAGATATTCATTTAAATATTTTTCTGCCCATTGAATAGTTGCTTGGCCAGTAAGAGTAATACCCTCAGCAATTCTCATATCAAAATATCTGAACCATTTATTACCCATCGCTCCATATAAACTATTAAGAAGAATCTTAAGAGCTAATTGTTGGTTAGATGAAATCGCTATACGTTTTTCAATATCATATTGTTCTGATTTACTACCAGATAGTTCTAATTCTTGTTCAGCTTTTAATTGTTTATTTTTATGCTCAACACGTTCGTTATAAATTTCTTGGATTATTTGTGAAAGAATACCCTGTTTGGTTGTATCAAATCTAACACCATTGACAGCTAATGCAGTGCCAGGTTTATTGTTTGTTACTTCACCACGAAGAATAGATTCAACATTTACATCTGGTTCATCATCAAGTAATATAGTCTCGGGAGACATATTATATTGCATAATAATTGATGGGTATAGAGAGTTCAAGTCAAATGAACATACCCAATCATGCATTCCTACTTGTGGTTCCTTAACATATCCACCAGGATATGCCCCTTTAAATGACTCTTCGTTTTGTGGTATTGCTATTTGTTGTTCATACAAATGCCTATAGATTAAGGAATCCCATATCGCCACAGTCCCTAGAACTGCATCATAGTTAACACCACCTTTATAGGCCATAGTTAAACATAAGGTGATAAGACCAAGCTTATCTTCCATTCTGTCAATCAGCTCTACATCTTTAATATTATAATCAATAAATTTCTGATAATTTGTATCATGTAATTCGTTAAGGTCTGAGGCTTCACCAAAGTCAAGCTTTTTCTCGCCAAGTACTACATTAGCAATGTGGTCTAGCTTATAAGATTCTTGTGGTCCATAAGTAAATGCAAACTTTTTAAATAATGCATAATAATCAAGAATTGTAATACCTTTTAATTCATATTTTTCGCGTGTTTGAGTAGAAAATGGTTGTTGTATTTCTCTCTTGTCTATCATTCTCCAAGGAGATAACATTTTCTCTTTATTCCCACCATTGACTTTTGCTATACGATTTACAAGATATGGAATATCAAAAAATTCTACGTTCCAACCAGTAATAATATCAGGAGAACTAATGCCCCAATGAACTAAAAATTTATGAAGTAGTTCTCTTTCAGTTTGACATTTAATATAACGAACTTCATATTTTTCCATTAAAGATTTTTCTATATCATAATCACCACAACCAAATGTATAATAAACATCGTCTATATTATTTTTCATTGTGATTGCTGTTACTTCTTGGTCAGCAATAGCTGGGTCAGGAAATCCTTCACCAAATTTTACCTCGATATCAAGAGAGGTTACATTAATTATATTACGATTCCAATGAATATTTCCAGGGAATGTCTCATTAAGATATTGAGCAACATAATTAGTATTACCATACACACCAAAGTTATCAACATCTTTATATTTTTTTATAAATTCTGTAGCATCTTTCATACTACCAAATATCATAGGGTCGACAGACTTACCATCAAGAGATTTCCATTTAGTTTTGGTTTTTTTAGATGTGACGTGTAGAGTGGGTTTGAATGGAATGGTGAAGCTCACCTTCTTTCCGTTTTCATACCCAGTATATTTGATTACTTTTCCGTGACGAAAAGCGTTGGTGTAGAAAGTATTATTCATGATATATTATACCATAAATCATACCAAATGTAAATAGATTTATGTAAATATTTCTTGTTGTGGTGGTACTTGAAGTTTTATAGTTCCTCTAACCATTGAGTTATAATTTTCTTCTAATTGAGCTTCAGGCTCAACGACAAACATGATGTGTTCTTCTTTAATCATTAACTCATCAATTTCGCAATAAGGCAAATAAGGCACAAAGCCTATTTTACCATGTGCGCCTGGGTCTGGTATTAAAAGGATTGGAGATTTAACGAATTTTCTTTTATCGTTTTCTTTGACTATTGTCACTAATATTTCTTCGCCCGACGTAAGCCGGATTAATCTAATTTTATTCATAATTTATTGTTTTGATTTATAATCTTGTATTGCAGCCTTAATTGAATCTTCAGCTAAAACCGAGCAATGAATTTTTACTGGAGGTAAGTTAAGTTGTTCAACCACCTCTACGTTTTTAATTTCATGTGCTTCATCAAGGGACATACCTTTGAGCATTTCAGTAATGATAGAAGAAGATGCTATTGCAGAACCACAACCATAACATTTAAATACTGCGTCCTGTATAATATCTTTCTCTACTCTAATTTGTAGCTTCATAACGTCGCCACAAGAAGGAGCACCTACCATACCAGTCCCGACATTCGGGTCGCCCAAGTCCATCTTACCCACATTACGTGGATTATTATAGTGGTCTAAAACTGCGTTTGAATATGCCATAGTGCTCCTTAGTATTTATTAGCCTAACAACAGCTTTTTAGCGTGTTTAGGCAGGTCACCTAAATTAATTGTTTGAGGTCTGTCCTCTTCTGGAATATCGTTCTCCAAAATAACAACAAGCAATCCATCAACAATATCAGCTCCAACAACCTTAATGGTCTCGCTTAATGTGAATGAACGCTCAAACGCTCTTTGAGAAATACCACGATGGGCGTAATCTCTTGTATCGCTACTACCCTTATGTTTACCGGTAATAGTTAAAACACTTTTCTCAAGTGTTAAATCAATATCATCTTTTTTAAATCCTGCAACAGCGATTTCAATTAAAAAGTGACCGTCATCTCTTTTAATGACATTATATGGTGGGTAGCCTACGCCTCTAGCGCGTTCTACATTCATTTCAGATAATGTGTTAAAGAGAGTATCGAATCCAAGGAAAGTATCCCTCGGAAAGTTAAATGCTAAGTTTGACATAATGTCCTCCTATTAAATAGCAAGGTTAAAAATGTGGCTCCATGCCACGGTTAATGTAGGCCCTTTCGGCATCCTACAAGTTTATTTATATATAATTTTACCACCATTTCATTATTTGATTCCAATATTATATTTGGGACAAAGTTCCCAGTCTCCCTTTTCCTTATGTGATATAATTTTAATTTGATTTAGTGGAGCTGTTTCTCCTACTGGTTTAACAGTTTCTAGTAATCCCCAATCAGACATTAATGTTACAATTGTGTTTCGTCTTTGGAGGTCATTTTCTGTTAGGTTAGATGGTTTACCATCTAACAAAAATAATTCTTTAAAATGAGTTATAAAGTATCTTCCTTGTTTATGAAGGATATGACATGATTGAAATAGTTGAGAATCTCGCTTAGACGCTACGCCCATTCTAGTTAAGGTTTCTCTAATCTTGAGAAAATCGTCTGGTTCTGATAATATAATTTCTAACATCATATCTGGTTTCCAATCAACCAGTTTGTCCCTGTTTTCCGCCATGAAATATTTTCCTTTTTATTGTATTAAGGTTTTCATTACTTAAAAGCGGAAGTACATCACGAGCTTTTTCATTGCTATAACCGTAATATCTTTTTATAGCATTGATATTTTCAGATTCAATAGATTTATTCCACTTGGAGAAACGATTCCGCTTCCTAACAATATTTATAAGAAAATCGAATTGTAATCTGTTATCCAGGTGGTGGTATTGATTCATTTCATTAGCATATAGGACAGTATCTGGAAAATAAGATAGACCACGATTTACCATAAAGGCATTATAGTCTTTTTCATTTTCAAGTACATCCTTCTTTGTAGAGGATATTGATTTTATAATTTCAAATGGATTCATGTAATAAAATATCCTTTAATAATTTTGTCTAAGTTTAGGTATGTAATCCATAACCATACTGCAAAGGTTATACCTACAATAAACATTAATAATTTCATAACGTTTTTATATATTTAACATTTTCAAGTAGGAAAGACCTCCACCCATTATTATCTGTGTCAAATACAGCTAAGACATCTTTACTTCTGGCCTTAACAGATAATCCTTTTGGTGTCATATCTTCTGGTATAAATTCAGATGCTAATGTACAATTCATAATACGTTCAGTACCATCTTTCTTTTTAAAGCAAACATTAACTACACCATCATGAAGAAATTCTTTTAAATCTTTTCTAAATTGTGTTTTTTCATTCTCGTTCATTATATTTTACGCCAAGATTCTCGGCTAAAATGAGCCTCATATCTCTAAATAATCTACTGGCTTTTTCCAATTGCCATACAATATTTACCATAGCTAAAGCCATAATTATTGTTGCATAATTTGATAATTCTTCTAACATAAGTCTCCTATTTAAATTTAATTTGTGACATT